TTCTTGTTCATGTTTGAGTTTTAATTTGAGTTCTTGTATTCTTCTCTCTCTTTCTTCTGGGAAAAAGCCAAAGTAGAAGGAAACTTATCATCACTTATTAATAATCTTCTCCAACAACATTGGCAAAAACCAAAAAACCCAGAAGAAAGAGAGAGAAGAATACAAGAACTCAAATTAAAACTCAAACATGAACAAGAAATGGAGGAATTAAAGAAATCATGGGAACAGCAGAAGAATTAGAAAAACTTGAACAAGAAAAAGAGCAAAATAAAGAAGTAGATAAATCTATGGCAAAAAAAGACCCTGAGAATTATTGGATAGACCCAAAAGACGGGAACTGTAAGAAAAGAGGCACTACACAGTTTCTTGACCCTTCCGGCTGTCGTATAACAGAAAAAGAATTTAATGAGAGATTAAACAGGGCTGGGAGATTAAGATATACAAAAAAAAGAAACCCCACAAATCCATATAATGTGAGTGTAATATAAATAGAATGAACAGCAGAACACCGAGAAGCAGGATTAAAGGAATGTTAAGACAGATATTCTTGAGAAGTAGAGAAAGAGCAAGAGTATTAAAAGAAACTGATTACTGTTGTGATAAATGTGGAGTTAAACAAACATCAAAGAAAGGAGAAGAAATTAAACTTGATGTTCATCATGTTAAAGGTATTGATTGTTGGAATGAAATAATAGATATAATAGAAGATAAGTTATTATGTATAGGACATGAAGAAGATTTACAACCTTTATGTAAAGAATGTCATAATAAAGAAACATATTATAAGTAAAATAAGCAAATAATAACAATAATAAGCGAACTTGAATAAGAACAATTAAATGTATATTGTGAACCCCACAAAAAATTTTATGAAAACCAAAAAACAAATACAAGAGAGAATAAAAGAACTGCAAGAGGAAAAAACAAAAGTATCTTCAAGTTGCTCAAAAAACAAATACAATTTCGCAATAGGAGAGCTACTGTGGATTATGACATAAACAGACCATGGATAAGTCTGGACAAATGGCAAAAAGAATATATAGAAACACCTCTTGAAGTAGATTGTCACCTATTAACACCAAGACAAGCAGGGAAAACAACAGCTATGAGCATTAAAGCTGTTGAACTCTGTATAAATCACTTAAAAGAGGGCGAAATAATCCTAATTAACAGCATAACGGAACGTCAAGCTATGCACATGTTAAATAAGGCACAAATCTATGCAGAAGCAAAGTATTTTAAACAAATCTGTTGGGATAACAAGTTTAAGCCAACTATGCACAGGATTATGTTTAAATCAGGAAAATTAATGAAAGGTATTCTATGTTATGCCGCAGGAGAGGGGGGAGATTCAACTCGTGGATATACCATAAAAAAATTAATGATTGATGAAGGTTCTCGTATGTCTGAACTTTATTATGAATCAGCAATACCAACCCTCGCCGCAACAAAAGGAAGCATGGATGTAGCCTCAACACCATGTGGAAAACTAAACCCAAAAACAGGAGAAGAAAACTATTTTTATAAATTTTGGAAAGACCCTAATTTTAAAAAATTTAGTGTTAATTTAGAAGATTGCCCAAGATATGATAAAGAATGGCTTAATAAACAAAAAGAAAGATTGTCTAAATTAGCTTATGCACAGGAGTTTTTAGGACAATTTACCGACGACATTAAAAGGTTATTTGATGATGAATGGATAAAAAAAGTATGTTGTATTAAAATGGATATTCAGATAATTTCAAATTATAAAAAATATTTAGGCGCAGATATAGCAGGAATGGGTAAAGATGATATTGCAATCGTGGGTATTCAAAAAGATAATAATAAACAACTCTCACAAATTGATCTGGAAGTTTTTAGGAGAAAATTCACAACAGACACATCAAGAAAAATTAAAGAAATGGATAGAATAAGAAATTATAAAAAAATTGGTATTGATGATGGGGGTGTAGGTTTTGGGGTTTATTCTGAATTAATGGACGACGAACAAACAAAAAGAAAAACAACAGCATTAAACAATGCCTCAAGAATTATAGGATATGGGGAAAATGAGAGTAAAAGAAAGGCATTAAAAGAAGAAATGTATCAAAGGTTAATAGTTGAGGGAGAAATGGGAAGATTAAAACTATTTGATGATGATGAAATTAAAGCCTCTTTATCATCAATACAACACGACGAGGGAAAAATATTCGGCTCTAATTCGCACATTACAGAAGCATTAATCAGGGCAGTATGGGAAGCGACAGAAGATAAAAGTTTAAATATATTCGTTCGTTCATTTTAATATGGCTTTTTCACACGTATTAGTAACAGAAGCAGAACTAGACGCTATGGCTGGAGAAAATGTAGATACTACTGGATGGATTGAAGCAAATAAACAGGCGTGGGCAAATCAGGCAGGTGGCTATTTGTGTGCATTAATGAGTTATGACTTAATAACAAATGTCGCAAGTTTAACAGCAAACGGAAAACAGATTTTTGCCGAATATATCGCAAGATATTGTGCAATAAACGGAATAGCTTATAATATGGCTGGATTCACAACAAGACAAGAAGCAGAAAATTTAATCGATATTCATGCTTATAGAATTGAAAAAATAGAAAAGGAATTAAAAAATAAATCTACTCAAGATTATTTGAAATAAAATGGCCTTTAAAAACATAGGCAGTATAAAAACTATACCAACTTTATTTGGGAAGTCTTTTTTAGACGGACAAGTAGGCACATATCGAGGAAGAAAAAGACCAGATAACCCAGAAAAAGAAGAAAGTGCGTATTTAATTAATGAAGATTTTTCAAATCTTAATGATTGGACTGAAACAAATTCAGGAACAGGAGCAAATTCATCAGTAAGTGGTGGAATTCTAACGATGACTTCAGGAACAACTAATAATGGTTTTACAAAATTAATTCACTCAAAAAATCTAGGAAATGGAGCAGAGCTATTTCCTTTAACAATCGAATTCAGAGCAAGGGGGAATTATTCGGCTGTTGAAAAACAAGAATGGTGGATAGGATTATTCAAAAATGATGGAAATGATCCCTTTGCAGGAGCTGAAGATTTTGAAGTCGCAGGATATAATCCTGATGAATTTGGAGATGATTCTGTTGTAAGTTCAGATATTGCAGGTTCTGGAAGTGCTGGGGGATTATCTAACTATGTTGATAATGTTTGGAGAAATTACAAATATATAATTTATAGTGAGAGAAGTCATGAATTATATGCAGATGAAACAAAAATCGCAAGTGATTCAACTTCAGTAGGATATGAGATGATACCAACAACAACAGACAGCTATTTAATCATAAAAAACATCACTAAAGGAAATCCAGGAGTTACACAAACTTTGGAAATTGCTTACATTAGAGTATACAAAGGATGATAAAAACATTTAAATACAATCAAATACATATATTTACATGACAACATCAAGAACAGGACAAACAACAGATTATTCTAATCAAGGAACTGAATTTGAAGTTGAGTATTTAGATGTTGACGGTGCAGAGTTAAAAGGAACAGGTTATACTCCAGATTTTACAAAATGGCATGGACATTATAGGAAAATTCCAGAGTTAAGAGCAGTTATAAATAAATTCGCAAGTTGGACTTTTGGAAGAGGAATAAAAGCAGATAAGAAAAATAAAGAGAAGTTAGATAAAATAAGAGGATGGGGTAAAGATTCAGCGAGGGGAGTTTTAAAAAATCAATGGAAAATAGCTTTAATTTGTGGAGATAGTTTCGCGCATATTGTTAAAGATAATCAAGGAAGAATAACAAACCTTAAACCTCTCAATCCGAGTAAAATAATGATTGTAGCGAATGATAAAGGAATTATAATTTATTATGAGCATTTGACAACACATAAAAAATATGAAGTTGATGAAATTTTTCATTTAACTTATGAAAGGACAGCCGACGAAATACATGGTATTCCTTTTCCTGAAGCATTAGAAGAATTAATTTTAATGAGGAATGAAGCAATAACAGATTTAAAAGTTTTATATCATAGATGTGTTAAACCTATTCAATTTTTTGAAGTTGAAACCGACGACACAACAAAGTTAAATTCAGTTGAAGCAACAATAAATGAAGCCTATAAAAAATCTGAAAATGTAGTTATACCGACAGGAGTTATTAAAGAAATTAAAAATACTGCTATTCCTCAATATGGGACTTTAGACAGCTTAAATTATATTAAGTTTTTAGTTAGGCAATTCGTCACAAGTTGTGGAATGCCAGAAGTTATTATGGGTTGGGGAGAGGAAACAACAGAAGCAAGTGCAAATATTATTTATTTAGCATTTCAGCAAGAAATAGAAGACATGCAAGCATATATGCAAGAGATGATAAAACAGCAGTTAAACATTATTGTTGATTTGGAGTTCCCTGCAAGTTTAGAGCAGAAACTACAAGAAAATGAACAAAAAAGAGGAAAGGGAACAACAACAAACCCAAATAAAGATGGATAAAGGACAATTAAAAAAAGAGATTGAAGTAAGAGATAAGGAAACAATGAGGTTAAGACAGAAACTTTGGAAAATTGAAGATGAAGAATACCTAAAGAAAGTTAAGAAAGTATTGGGTAATTACTACTTAAGAACTTATGGAAGAGGGAAAAACAAAGACTATAGCTTTGTTAAACTAACAGTTATAAATAAAAAAAGAATTGAAGCAACAGAAATTTATGTTTCAAGAAAAGAGAAATATAGTTTATCAGAATTAACATCCGGTAGAAAGATAACAGAAAAGCAATTATTAAGTGAAATAAAGGAGATTTTAAAGGATGGATAAAGAACACCACAAACCGACGATAGAAACAATAATTAATACTTCAGCTTTAGCTTTAACTGCATTCGGAGTTAATTTTATTATAAGTAATCATGCAGGTTGGGATTATATTATGAAAGGATTAATTTTAATTTGTTTTGGTGCAGGATTAGAATTTTTTAAATATTTAGGGAGACAGAAAAAATTATGGTGAAAGGAGGTTTAAAATGGAAGAAGAAAAAGAAAAGCAAGAAACAACGCAAGAAGAAAAGCAAGAAGATATTAATCCTCTTGATGAAAGTGCTAAGATTGTTGAAGCTATGGAAAAAGCCAACGAAGAAAAAAAAAAGTTAATTGAAAGAGAAGAAAAACTTATAGCAAGAAAAGAAACTCTTAATGCTCTTGGTGGTGGAAGTATAGCAGGACAGCAAGATAAAAAGCAAACACCAGAAGATAAATTGAAAGAGGAAACTAAAAACTTTTGGAAAGGCACAGACATAGAGAAAGCAATAGAAAAACATGGATAAAGAAATAGAAAAGAAAATTAAAGAAGCTCAAGAGAAAGCAAAAGCCGACGAGGAAAAAAGAATTTTAGCTGAAAACCCAGAAAATAAAGAATTTTGGGAAGAAAAAATTAAGAATTTAGAACAAACAGCGAAGAACTTAAAAGGACAATTAGCAGAGATTAATTTTGTAATTGAGTGCTATAAAAACAAAATTAATTAATTATCTCCCCATAGGGTGTCAGGTAGGGTTCTACATTAGTTATTCGGTTAAACGATTAAATAGAAATCTTTAAATACTTTAATCCCATGTATTATTATGGCAAATGAAGCAGTATGTATTGAAACTCCTAAAAGATTCGCAAGATACACATGCGCAGATGGGACAGGTATAGCTATCGGAACTCTTTTATATTTATCAGGTGATTATACAGTAAGCGCTACAAGTGGAGCAGACGAACCCTTCGCTGGTATTGCGTGGGAAGAAAAAACAGCAGATGACGGAATTACTGAAATTGTTGTTGCTTTAGACGGTGTATGGGATATTCTTACAGATGCAGGTTCTGATAATGTTGGAGTTCTTGTTTCTATTCAAGGCGCTAATACAGTCGGAACAGCAGATGCGGCCGATTTATTAAATGGCGCTATTGTTGGATATTTAGAAGAAGGAGCTGGAAATGCAGAAGTATGCAGAGTTAGATTAACAAAATATGGGAGTTCTGGATAATGGCAGACACATGGAGAGAGGCAGATTTAAGAAAAGAGTATATTGATAGTGCTGTAAAGGCAGTTAATAAAGAGGCACAAAAATTAAAAGAATTATGTATTATCGATACTTCTTCAGCTTGGACTGAATCATATTACAGAGAAACAAACACAGACGAAACAGACGGGGGAACAGGAAGTTCTATTAAAGGTATTCCACAAATGGCGCCTTTTCCATTTGTGCAGGTTAAAGAAACAAAGGTTAGTTCAGTAATTCTTAAATTCGGTGCCGAAAGTGTTATCTCTACTGAATCACAACAATACGCAACCGTGCCAATGTTACAAAGACATATTTTAAGAATGGGAAGAAGAATTGAGTATCAAATTAGTTCTCATATTGAGGGTATTATGTCAGCAGATGCAGGAAATACTTTTGCAATTACCGCCGGAAATGAATGGGACAGCGCAACAGTAGCAAATAGGGATCCGATTTATGATATTCTATACGGAATTAATTTGTTAAGGGTAGATGGAATTGACGCCCTTAATGGAAATGGTTATCTTGTTGTTAATGGAACAGATTATACAAATATTATAAGTAACTCTAAAGTTCTTAACCATCCAACATTTCAAAGTGTTTCAGCTGTTCAAAATGGTGTCGTTAATATGCTATGTGGATTAAAGATTATGGTCAGTGAAGTTGTGACAGCAGACCAAGCTTATATCGTCGTGAAAGGAGAGAGTTTAGTATGGAAACAAGCTCAAGCTCTACAAGTTGATACAATTATGGATCCACAGAAATCAATCACAATAAGAGCAAGTGAGAGAGGAATCTGTCAATTACACACACCTAATGGAATTTGTAAAATAACAAACACGAGGGCGTAAAATGAGTGACAACCCTTTATCTATTCTTGATACACTAAAAACCTTAGTTATTCCTAAATATACAACAACTGAAAGAAATACTTTAGTCGCTGAAGTTGGAACAATTATTTATAATACTACAACAAATAAATTAAACTTCTGCAAGACTAAGGCCGCTGGGGCTGGTTCTTGGGAAGCTGTAACATCTGCTTAAAATGACACATGAAGGAAGAATGAGGAGAGGAGAGGAGAATCATAATAAAGGTTTATTGGATAATGAAGATACAAAATATTTTTTAGA